GAAGTGGTGTACTTGAGTCCAACGGCCGGGACAAATGAATCGAGAAAAAGTGCTTAACATGCACACATTAGCTGCCAACTATCTTGAAACATTCCGGTCTGGTTCCGCTCGGGGTCTAAATTTTTTTTCACTCGTTTCCAAAAATTAATCATATGTAGGAGTATACCAAAATATGTAAATGTAGACTAGTGTATGTTAGCTAAGAAACTACATATTCGAGCACGATAAATGTTTGTAAAATAGACCTGATAAGGCACCTACACATATGTATAGTAATAAGCATGAGAGTGACGAATGCGAGAATGAACAGTGTATTTTTAGTGATTATCGGAGTACACGCCTTGGCTCAAATTGCTGAATATTACGGTCAGGTATATCCACCCAGGACCGTCAATATCTATAGAGATCCTTGATATTCACCTGACAGCATAATCATCTCTTGAAACTGACCAACCTGGGGAGCAACCCCATGACGATAGAGCTGTGCCCGGAGAGTCGCACCGGGATTACTGATATGCATCTGGCTGCACCGTATATCAGTCAAATTGAAGCAGCCGAAATGTAAGGAGAATGTGTGGCAATACGATTACAGAGTACCAGAGACATTGCAGTCCATGGCGTGAAGCTTTTAGTCTACGGTGCTGCCGGGGCGGGTAAAACCACCCTGGTCAAAACCCTGCCCAGCCCGATTGTGCTCTCGGCAGAAGCCGGGCTGCTGTCCCTGGCAGATGAGGATATCCCGTTTGTTGAGATCTCATGTGTTGATGATCTCAGGGCCGCCTATTCCTGGCTTTCTGGAGCTGAGGGGTCTGAGTATCAGACGATCTGTCTGGATTCAATCTCGGAGATCGCAGAGGTTGTTCTCAATAACGAGAAAAAGCATGCGAAAGATCCCCGCCAGGCCTACGGGTCCATGCAGGAGCAGGTGACCGATCTCATCAGGGCTTTCCGGGATATGAGCGGCAAGCATGTTTATTTCTCGGCCAAGCTCGAGAAGACCCAGGATGAGATGGGAAGAATTCTCTATTCACCCTCGATGCCGGGCAACAAGACCGGTCAGCAGCTTCCCTATTTTTTCGATGAGGTGCTGGCCCTGAGAGTGGAGCGCAATGACGAGGGAATCTCAGAGCGGGCTCTGATGTGTGATTCAGACGGGATCTGGACGGCCAAGGACAGGTCGGGAAAGCTTGATACCTGGGAAGCTCCCGATCTGGGGGCGATCATCGGGATGATTGGAGGATCAAGTTATGAGTGAGTTGGAGCAGGCCTGTCTTGCCTGGGAGGAGGCAAAACTGACAGAGAAGGCTGCTGTTGAGACCAGGCGGGAAATTGAGGAATGGATTGGCGAGCAGCTGAATATCCCTGAAGGATTTGAGGGGACTAGGACCGTTGATGCCGGGGAATTTGCGATCAAACTGACCGGCAGAATGACGCGCAAAGTCGATGAGAACCTGCTGCAGCAGATTGCCGAGATTCACGGGATCACGGACGAGCTGCCCCGGCTGTTTCGCTGGAAGGCAGATATGAATAAGGCAGTCTGGGACAGGAGTAATCCGGAGATTACCGCACCCCTGCTGGCTGCTGTCACCACAAAACCTGCCAGGCCAGGTTTTTTGATTTCCAGACGTGAGAAAGGAGAGGAATAGACATGGCGTATTTAGGACAAGTATATAACGAGGCAGATCTCCCTGCAGGGGATTCATTTGATCCCATCCCGGCGGGGTGGTATGAGGCAGTGATCAAAGAGGCTGATATCAAGGATGCGAAAAGCGGAGGGAAGTATATCAACATCCAGTTCGTGATTGAGGGTCCCAGCCATCAGGGCAGGGTAGTCTTTGATATGATCAACTTCATCAATAAGAACCCCCAGACCGTGGAGATTGCTCACAAGCAGCTCGGGACTCTGATCAGGTCACTGGGCATGGTGCGGGTAGAGGATACCAATGAACTCGTTGGCGGGGTCTGCAGCATCAAGGTTGGGATCACCAAACCGACCGATGAGTTTCCTGATCCGAGAAATGAGGTGAAAGGTTATAAGAAGAAGGATGCGTCGGTTGCAAACATGCAGCAGAAGCCGTTCAGTATTGCCGGTTCTGCTCCTGTGATTGGAAATAAAAGCACTCCATCCTGGGCAAAGAGATCATAGGGCTGTTTACCAATTACACCCCGGTTGCAGCCGGGGTGATCACATTACCAACAGGAGGAGTGCTTGGCTATTATACCAGAGCAGGAAAACAATACAATATCACGAGTAAACCAGTATCACGAGCAATTGATTGAAAAACCGCGGCATCATCTCGGATTTTCCCTGCTCGGACATCCCTGTGACCGCTGGCTGTGGCTGTCTTTCCGCTGGGCGGTAAGCGAGCAGTTTCCAGGCCGTATCAGGCGACTGTTCAGAAGGGGCCAGGATGAGGAGGTCACTGCAGCCTCCGATCTGCGGGCAATCGGGGTGGACCTGCGGGAGACCAGTCGGTATCAGCGAACCATTTATGCTGGAGCTCATGTGCAGGGAAGCCCTGACGGAATTATTTACAGCGGTCTGCCTGAGGCGAAGAAGACTATGCATATCTGGGAGTGCAAGACCCACTCGAAAAAGAGTTTTGATGAACTTGTCAAAAAGGGAGTGGAGAAAGCCAAGTGGCAGCATTTTGTCCAGATGCAGTGCGCCATGACGAGGTCCAACATTACCCGGGCTCTCTATTATGCAGTCTGTAAAGATGACGACAGTCTCTATACCGAACGGATCTATATCGACAGAGGAGTGGGTGAGAAATACCTGGAACGGGGGATGCGCATCACGATGAGCGAACGTCTCCCCGAGCCGTTATCAAGTGACTCCTCCTGGTATCAGTGCAAAATGTGCGCTGCCCATGGGTTTTGTCATGACCAGCATTCGACGAACATGGTCAACTGCAGAACCTGTGCCCATGCAACCCCCAATAAGGACAGTACCTGGACCTGCAGTCGATGGAAGGCCGAGATTCCCAAAGATGCCCAGTTCGAGGGGTGCAGATCTCATGTATTCCACCCTGATCTGGTTTTCTGGAAACTCATTGAATCAAAATCAGACGAATGGAATGCCTGCTGGCTCATCGATGAGCTGGAGGTCATAAACGGTGAAGACGGTTATTCCAGCAGGGAGATTCTTGCAGACGGTCCCTTTGGGGATGTGGTGGTGGATCTGGTGCGGGATGTGATGAACGGGGAGATCGTAGCCCCATGTTAAGAGCGTATCAGAGAAAAGCCCTTGATGATCTCTACAGCTGGTTTGAGACTCACGATGGTCATCCCTGTCTGGTTCTGCCGACAGGGTCCGGGAAGAGCCATGTCATTGCAGAGCTCTGCAAAGAGGCGATCCAGAACTGGCCCGAGACCAGGATTCTGATGCTCACGCATGTGAAAGAACTCATTGAGCAGAATGCCCGGAAGCTGAGGATGCACTGGCCAAATGCTCCTCTGGGAATCTATTCTGCCGGGATCGGCAGGAAGGAGCTGGGAGAGCCGATCACCTTTGCCGGCATTCAGTCAATCAGGGACCGGGATGTCGGTCATGTAGACCTGTGTATTATCGATGAGTGCCATCTGGTCTCCCATAAGGCAGAAGGCACCTACCGGTCCTTTCTGGAAAAACTTCAGCTGAGCAACCCCGATCTTCGGGTCATCGGTCTGACTGCCACCCCCTATCGACTCGGCCACGGACTTATTACTGATGCACCTGCCCCGTTTGATGATCTCATCGAACCTGTGTCAATCGAAGAGCTGCAGAGTCAGGGATATCTGGCAGATCTGAGATCAAAGGTGACCAGATCAAAGCTTACTGCAGCCGGGGTCCATACGCGGGGCGGTGAGTATGTGGCAAACGAACTGCAGCAGGCAGTCGATACAGCAGGGAAGAATGAGGATGTGGTCCGGGAAGTGATCTCCCTGGCGGGGACCAGAAAGTCCTGGCTCTTCTTCTGTGCCGGGATCGAGCATGCCCAGCATGTGAGGGATATCCTTATCTCCTGCGGGGTCAGTGCTGAGTGCATTACCGGGAAGACTCGAAAACAGGAGAGATCGAGGATCATAGAATCGTTCAAGCAGGGGAGCATACGGGCGCTCACCAATGCGAACGTGCTGACAACCGGATTTGATTATCCTGACATTGATCTCATCGTGATGATGCGCCCAACCCTATCTCCCGGTCTCTATATCCAGATGGCAGGCAGGGGACTGCGGCTGAAAAGTCAGACAGACCACTGCCTGGTGCTGGATTTTGCAGGCGTTGTCGAGACTCATGGACCTATAACGGCAGTACGTGTTCCGGGTAGGGGAAAAGAGCAGGGGGAGGGACTTCCTCCCTCCAAGATCTGCCCTGCTTGCGATGAGATCGTTGCAGCCCAGGTGAGAGTGTGCAGCCGCTGCGGTTATGAGTTCCCGGTATCAAAGAGCCTCGAATTCTATCTGCGCGACGATGACATCATGGGAGTCGAGATGTCCAGCATGAAAGTCTCTGACTGGTTCTGGAGCCCCCATGTCAGCAGGAAGAGCGGGAAGGAGATGGTGAAGATCATCTACATGGGAGCGTTATCCGAGCCTCCGATGACTGAATACCTGTGCATCTACCATGAGGGATATCCCGGGAGAAAAGCTCTGGGGACATTGAAATTTATCGCAGCCAGCTGCCGGCTTGCTCTACAGCCGGATATGAGCACAGAAGAGCTGTGCAATCTGATGAGGCACGCAAGCTGCCCGGATGAGATCTCCTACCGGAAGGAGGGAAAGTTCTTCCGGGTCTATGAGCGGGTGTGGGAGAGCCAATATCGAGAGCATGAAGATGCCGATGTGATGAGGAGGATCGGATGAGACATACAGAACCTGATTTTGTAACAGCATGGATGCGGGGAGAGGTGCCGAGCTGCTGTCATACCTGCCTGCATTATTTAAAGGACGGAACCTGCAGCATAACTGCAGATGAGCCGCCGGAGGATTTTGCCAGGACGATCAATGCGTGTGATTCCTGGGAGACAAATGACGGGGTGCCGTATTGAACACATCCTCTGCACTGCGAACAGGAAATATTGTGCGGCTCCTGGGCGGTCCCTGGGAGGCTGCGCATGAGGAAAATCCACTCTTATCTCCAGAACTCCAGCTCTCCCGGGCAATCGAGGATGCAGGTCTCCAACCACCAGCCCGGATCTTCCTCGACGGCAGGATACATCGTTTTTCAGCTGACGGCTCCAGATCCGATGTGTCGGGATGGTATGTGGCATTCTCAGACGGAGTACCGGCCGGAGCGTTCGGGACCTGGAAGGAGGAGAAGAAACGTAAGCGTCATGCAGCC